TAATCATCACAATTTGGAATCATTTCTACTAGTTTTAACGGTTTGTAAATTGTAGTCCATGATGAACCATCCCCATTTAAATGATTTTCTATTCTAAATGATGGGTTATTTGTTTTACCCACATAATATTTATTTTCTTGCAATTTGAGTACATATATGTAAACCATTAGTTATTAATTATATTATTTATATTTCTATGTCAATTTAATTATCAATCTATTGATATCTTCTTTTGAAACATCTTTTCTCATTTCAAACGCCTGTTTTATAGATATAATTATAATGAAAAATAAAATATATTTCATTTTGTAAATTATAATAATGTATTTGTTTGTTGTTGTTATAATGTAAATCATATTGATTTATAAATGTTGAAACTTGTAATAATCCATTATAAACAGCTAAAAATCCATTGTCATATAGATTGTGGCAATATCTACACATAAATTCTACAATATTTTTATCATTTTTTTCATTATTATTTAATATACACCTTGGTTTTAGATGTGCTGTTTCTAATAAGCATAATGGCAATTTTTTTTCACAAATTATGCACAATTGTTTTTTATTAGAAATTAAATAATTCCTTAATTGTTTTTGTTCTTGTCTAATCTCTATTAATTCGTATTTTCGGCGATTTTTATTGTATTTTTTACAATAAATAATTATAATTTTTGAATAATAATACTTATGGTCGTTCAATATTACATTGCCTTCTTTTGATAATTTATAATTATTGTTATGGAAAAAAATAATATTATTTTTAATTAATTTAGTTATTTCTCTTTTTATATCATTTATTTCAAGTGAATTATTATAACGAAACTTTGTATATTTGTATATATCTGTTAATGTATTATTATTTTTAAAAATAAAAGAATCTATAACATAATCTTTCATATTATTAATATTTGTAAAATTACTTTATGTCTAATTACTTTTATGTCTAATTACAATGAAACCATAATATTATAACCCCGTTTGCCTGGTTTTTTATTAATATCAACACCTTTGCTCTTTTCTTGTGTATAATTTATTTTTTCAAACTCTTCTTTAAACATTTTTTGAGTGTTTAAATATTTCTTGCCATTATTTTTGCACCATAATTTATATATTTCAAATATATCTTTCAATCCGAACCTTAAGTTTGATTTGTCCGGTTTTTTACAACATGATTTTGCAAATTGCGATATATCACTATTAATTAATGTTTCTGTTGAAATATTTGATTGTATAATATTTTTAACAGGTAGAGGAGCTACTATATCTAACGAAATAATTTCTGGTTTATCATTATCATATAAATATAACCAACCATCAGGAGTTTTCCAATAATATTTTTCTGGAAATGTATTGTCGTCTTCTATAAAATCATCTCCATCTTCATTTTTATATCCATGAGTAGTATTTTGTTGTTTATATTCTTTTTTAATAATAGAATATTTTACTTTATCACCAATTACGATGTGTGGAGTTTTTTTTTTATAGTCGTTTGTTTCTTTTGGCAAACATTTATGATTTTTATTCCTAACTGAAATACATATATATGCGTTATTATCATCATCATATGCTATATTAACTCGTCTATTTCCATCGCGTTGAATATCATTTAGACCATCTTCATGTCTAAAACGAATTAGATTATTTTTTAACTGACTTATTTTAATTGGAACCTTACTACCATTAATACTTTCACAATAGTAATTATTAATTTTTTCTTTTCTATCTTTAAACCATTCAGGTTTAATTGGGTTTAATTTTAATTTAAATTGTTGTTCTGCTTGTTTTATACAATAATTTACAAACTCAATTGATAATTCATTTTCTAATTTATACTCTTGTGTTTCAATTGTAGATATGCCATATTTATCAATAAAGTCATCAACATTCATTTCTTTTATATCATTGATACAAATATAATCAGGTAATTTACTTTCTTCACACCATTCACTTATTTCAGTATCATCCATTTCGTCAATAATAATTAATTTAAAACCATTATTTTTTTTGTCATAATGTTTCATTGGTTTTAAATTTTTTCGTTTCTTTGAGACATCAATATACTTCATATATTTACCAAACTTTAAATCTCCATTATCTATTATATTTTCTAATAAATCTTTGATATCGGGCCAATTATCACAACCCATAACAAATTTTTCTATTTCTTTTATAAATTTTACATAGAAATTCTGTATTATATCTTGTAATTTAGGAGTAGTCCATAAAGTAAGTTTCATACTTCCATTTTTAAGGTCTAAATCATTATATTTTCCTTGTAATCTTAATCGCTGTGAAATGTCAGTACAGGTTAATGATGCGTGAGACACAAAATACTGGTCTGTTAAATGTAATGAATACTTATCATAATCATCACTAGTAAAAGAATATCCTCTTTCTCCATACTTACCTGTTATTGTTATAATTGTTTTACATAAAATTTGTGTATCACATTTTTCAAATAAAATTCTTAATAATTTATAAACAAGTTTTATATTTAATATTGTTGTATTTATATCGAAATAGCAATAATTATTAGGTAATTTTTCAGATTTTTCAGTATCTATAGATGAACCATATACTCCTCCTGGTTGCCATAATCTTTGACTTGATAATTGTTTTGAGTCCCATTGAGACCAATATTTAATTTCCTTTTCATATTTTTTTGATAAATACAATCTTAAACATTTCCCGTGATATATAACGATAAATAAATTATGAAAATCTTTAATTATTTTATCTACTAAACAAAATTGATTAGCTCTTATTTTTTCTTCACTAATCAATAACGAATTATACTTAATTGAAGGTCTTTTTAGTATTGTTTCTATTATTTTTTTTATATTTATATTATAATCTTTAACAATATCATAACGCATTTTTTTTTGGGGATTTTCCGTATCTTGATAAACCCACCACGGTTCAATAATTGTCGTGTTAAAATTTATAGAATCATTAAATAATCCAAAATAATCATTTGACCTCTTCATTTTATGAACCTTTGATATTTTACTTTGTATATCAGTTTGGTCGGTTAATCTTGTTGTTACATTATACAACAAAGAATGTGCTGTGCCTGTAATATGTAATGCGTATTTTACTTTTTTATATATTTTGGCAAGCAATATTTCACATTCTGTGGAATCTTTTTTATCATTATCATTAGTTCTATCGTTTGAAGATGTAGGACACATTAAATCACTTTCGTCAACTAATACAGTGATATTCACAAGTTCTTGACTGTAATAAATATACTCACTAAATTTTGAATTAATTTTTGCTAACTGTTTATGGTTCATTAAACAACAAAATATGTCATTTGGATTGATTGCTTCTCTATTACTTAATTTACTAATAATATCATTACTATTTATATCTCTTAGTTCTGGAAGTGTATAATCATTCCAATATTCAATATTGGTTTCCTCAAATTCTTCTTGGAGTTCATTATTAAATTCTTTAAATAAGTTTTTTATAAATTGAATATTAAAATTGTAATGATCTCTTCCAGTAATATCATCTTGTAATTGTCTTTGATCTATTCTTAAATTTCTAAAAATGTATAAAACTGGTCTTTTTAGTATATAAACCGAAATCCACATAATTATACATGCTTGAACTCGTTTTCCAAGCTGTATATCTCCCCATAATAGTTCTACTATTGATTTTTCATTATCTTCTAAATTAAGCGAGTTTAATAAATCTTCTTCAAATGAAGGTGAGTGAATGTTTTTTGGAATATGTTTTAATTTTATTGGATCATTTCCCCAATTATGTCTTTCTAAACTTTCTCCATTAATATATTTACACTTATTTAACATACTATTTATAATTTTTTCAAGCGGTTTTTTAAATATTTCATGTCTTTTTTTGAAAAACGTATTTATTTTATCTTGTAGATATGTCATTTGCATTATATATAAATAAAGCTTTAAATTCAATTATTTATAATATGCCTTGAAAATTTATGCCTTGAAAATTTATGCCTTGAAAATTTATGCCTATTTATTAAAAACAAAAATTGAAAGATCTATAAAGTTATATGACAATCAATAACAATGATGGACTCTAATAACACGAATACGAACCCTAACATGAAC